CCAACTACTGCTGCACCTAATTGTCAGCAATATTTCTTGTCTAATAGTGATGAGTTTTCGGATTTTTATAGTTACCAATCTTGTGATGGTACTCAAAACTCAAATGTAGAACTACAAGGAGGGGGAAGTCTAACAATCTGCGCAAGAATTGGAACGGTTAGCGCTGGTGGTGCAATTACGGTTGATGGTCCACAAGGAAGTTGTTCTTAATATGAGATACATCTGTTGTCAACCTGCAAATGATTATTATTTATGGCAAATAGAAACTGTCATAAATAATTTCATGTCGCATGGAATAAACCCAAATCAAATAGATATTGTATTAGGTTACAATAATGAAGATTTAACTAAGTGGCGAATTCTACAACAACACCATAATACCATTAGATTTTTCTTTTATAAGGATACAAGAGAAAATAATACCTATGCCCCATCTATTTATTTTAACTTAATGAAGCAACACGTTTCATCTAATTATATATTAAAAGATGAAGTTTTATTTTTGCATGATTCTGATATAGTATTTACAGGAACTCCAGATTATTCACAATTTAAAAATGGAAGAGTTTGGTATTTAAGCGACACAAATAGCTATATCAACTATGATTATGTTATGCAAAAGGGAGAAGATTTATTAATTGAGATGTGCAGAATAGTAGGTATTAGCACTTTGATTCCTAAGCTAATGAACGATCATAGCGGAGGCGCACAATACATTGTAAAAGGCACAGATTATAATTTTTGGCATAAGGTTGAAAAAGATTCAATTTCCATATACCAATATTTGTGTGATAAAGAACCTAGCTATGTTCCTAAATACGAAAACGATTATCCAATACAAAAATGGACTGCTGGGATGTGGTCATTGCTTTACAATGCTTGGTTCTTTGGGCATCAAACGAAGGTCGTTAAGGAAATGGATTTTGGATGGTCCACAAACGATATATCCGATACAATTAAACATAAGATTTTACACAATGCAGGTGTAGTAAATTCTACAAGTGGTATGTTTTATAAAGGAGAATACACTAATAAATTGCCTTATAATTTAGATTTAGATTTAGATAAAAATAAAAGCAGTTACTATTATTATAATGAAGTACAAAAAGCAGGCTTAAATTCTCCTTTATTATGATTGAAATAGTATTGCCAACTATGTGGAAGTCAGACAAAATATTTGAAATGATTTATAAATACATTGGCAATGCTAATATTTATAGAATTCATTTAATAGACAACACAAATGAATTTAATATTCACTATCCATTAGGAATTAATTCTAAAAAGTTAAAGGTTTATTCTTTTAAAGAAAACACATTTGTTAATCCTGCTTGGAACTTTGGTGTTAGTAAATGTAAAGAAGATTCAATTATTTGTCTTGCAAATGATGATATTAAATTTGACACAGAAATATTTCAATTTATTATTAATCATAAATGTGAATTAGGAATAATTGGGATGGACAATGAAAATTATGATATTAATATTGTCAATCAAAAAAAAATAAATTATACTGATTGCCAAACATACGGATGGGGATGTTTAATATTTATACTAAAAAAAGATTGGGTTAATATACCAAATGCACTTAAAGTATTTTACGGAGATACATTTATGTTTCACAATGTAAAGGTTTTATGTAAAAAATTAAGTGGTTTTTTTATAGATACAAATATGTCAACCACAAGTTCTTCTTCTTTTGTTATGGATATTCACAAAAGCGATATTTTAAATTGGGAATTAATAGGGAATAAATTTTCTTTTAATTTAAATTAATAAGACAAAAACAAACAAAATACGTTTATGATAAAGAATATAATAGATTTGTTAATGGTCAGAGAGCATTATGGAAGACACGAATCAATAGAGATTGCAAAGGGTAAAAATGAAATTCCAAAAACTTGGAAAAATGGGTTTAAGCAAATTAAAAGACAAGTAAAATGGCAACAGAAGTAGAAGTAGATGTAAATATTAATAATAATATTGAACCTACAATAGCTAATTTAAAAAGATTAAAAAGACAGTTAAAGGATACCGCTGCTGGCTCTGATGAATTTAATCGTTTGTCTGCTCAAATTCGAGATTTAGATGATTCAATCAAAGATGCTTCGGCCACATCGGATGACTTTCTTGGTTATTTAGAAAACGCAGATGGCCCATTAGGTTTATTTGGTAAAGGTATAAGAAATGCCGAAAAAACGTTTTCATCATTTAACGGAGTATTAAAAGCCTCTGTTATTGGTTTAATAGTTGGCTTAATTGGTGGATTGGTTGCGGCATTCAACGACAATGAAAAAGCCATTAAAAAACTACAACCTTTATTAACAGGATTAGAAAAGATATTCAATGGAGTTTTTGCAATTGTAGAGCCTTTATTTAATACTTTAGTTGATTTGGCAGTTAGTGCCTTGCCTTTAGTTTCCGATGCATTTGGTGTTGTATATAGTTCCGTTTTCGCAGTTGTTCAATCATTAGGAAGTCTTGGTGGTGCAGTTGTTAAATTTATTAAAGGAGATTTTAGTGGTGCTTGGCAAGATGCAAAAGCATCTGTAACTGATTTTGGAAAAAATTATGATGCATCAGTTGAAAGATTTAATAAAGGAAGTAAAGAATTAACTAAAACAGAAAAAGAAGAAAGTGAAAAAAGAAGATTAGCAAGATTAGAAGCAAGTAAAAAACAAGAAGAAGACTTTAAAAAATCTATTGAAGAAACGCAAAAAATACTAGATAAAAGACAAGAAGAGGATGAAAAAGAATATAGTGAGCGATTATCTAAAGTAACTACAATAAATGCACGACATTTAGAAAAATTACAAGAAAGTCAAAAAAATGTAACCAAAGTATTATTTAAATCATTAACAGATAATATTGATCGCGAGATAGCATTAGAAAAAAAGAAATCTGATGAATTAATTAATATTGCACAAACCGAAGCAGACGCAAAAGCAAATATTCAAGAAGCATATATTAATAATCTTATGCGACTTGGTCAAGGTTTAAGACAAATTGCTGGGGAAAATAAAGAATTAGCAATTGCAGGAATTATATTAGAACAATCTGCGGCCATTGCAAGTATTGCTTTAAATTCACAAAAAAACTTTGTTAAAAATGGTGGAGTTACAAGTCCATTAGCTTGGATTGGTTTGGCTGGTGATGTAGCTGCTGGTTTGTCTGCTGTATCTGCGGGTGTTAAAGGTATTAGAGATATTCGTTCTGGAACTGCAAGTGGAAGTAATATGTCCTTTGGTAATCCACAAATGACACCTAGCTATTCTACATCACCACAATTTAATGTAATTGGAACAAGTGGAGTAAATCAAATTGCACAAGTAGTTGGCCAAAATCAACAACCGATAAAGGCTTATGTTGTAGGCTCTGAAATAAGCTCACAACAATCACTAGACAGAAATAAAGTGATGACTGCAAGTTTAGGGTAGTGAAAATGTAACAAAATTTTAAATAAACGTTTATACACCATGAAGATTATAGAATTAATAATTTCAAATGATGAGGATGGCATTGAAGCCATTAGCTTGGTAGATAGACCAGCGATTGAAAGTAATTTTATTACATTGGCTAAAGAGTACGAAATGAATTTGGCCGAAGTAGATATTGAAAAGAAAATACTAATGGGACCAGCATTGATCCCAAATAAAATGATTTTCCGTAAAGATGGAGAATCTAAATATCAAGTTTATTTTAGCGAAAAGACAGTAGAGCAAGCAAGCCAGATGTATTTGCAAAATGGCAATCAATCTAATGCTACTTTACAACATAAAAATAAAATAGTTGGTATGTCGTTGGTTGAGTCTTGGATTATCACAGACCCTGAAATGGACAAATCTAAATCTTATGGATTTAATTTACCTAAAGGAACTTGGATGGTATCAATGAAGGCAGACAACCAAGAAATTTGGGCAAAGGCAAAGAGCGGAGAGATTAAAGGATTTTCTATTGAAGGTTATTTTGCTGACAAATTAAGTTTAGAATTATTGCCTGATATTAAAGATGATGAATTAGTAAGTCAAATTTTAAACATATTAGAAAATGAGTAAAGATAAAACATCAAGTCCTAAAGGCGGAAATCGTGGATGCTTATGTGCAGATGGTACATATAAAATAGATTGTTGTGATGGAGAAATTCATTCACAAGGAATTGGTTCATTAGTTCAAAGTGTTGCATCCACAGTAGTAAATACGAATGCGCCAAGAACAATAATTAATGTAAGTAATTAATTAAATATATATATATGGAATACAAAAGCACAAAAAATCGGGTTAAAGCAGTATTGGGCTTTCAGGTTAATTTGGCGCAGATGAAGCTAGAAGACGGAGTTACCGTAATCGAAGCGGAAGAGTTTGCACCTGAATTTTCTGTTGGCATTGTTACTGCTGATGGTGTTGTACCTATGCCAGTAGGCGAGTACGCATTGGAAGATGGAATGGTTTTGGTAGTTGCAGTTGAAGGGATTATAGCCGAAGTTAAAGAGGCTGAAATCGAAGAAGAAGCAGCGCCAGAAGTAGAAGTAGAAGTGGAGGCTAACGCAGCACCACAAGCACCTGCACCACAAGCTAAGCGCGTGGTTGAATCAGTTAGCAAGGAAACTTTCTTTGCAGAAATTGAGAAATTAAGAGCTGAATTGTCTTTACAGATTAATGAAGTTAAAGCGGAAAATGAGTCTTTAAAATCAGAAAAAGAAGCATTAGAAGTTAAGTTAAATTCAAATGAAGAAGGTGCTGAACCAATTGTTCAGAATCCAGAATCAGATGGAAAAGTGCAAGGATTTTCTTTCGGTCAAAACAGACCAGAAACAATCCAAGATAAAGTTTATGATAAAATGTTCAACTAAATTAATTTTAATAAAAAATGGCTACTACAACAAGTATTACCACAACTTACGCAGGTGAATACGCAAATAAAATCATTGCGGCTTCATTGCTATCTTCTCCTACTATCGATCGTGGTGGTATTGAAGTAAAACCAAATGTACGTTTTAAGCAAGTTATCAAAAGAGTTGGTACTGATGCCATCTTGAAAAATGCTACTTGTGATTTCGATGCAACATCGACAGTTACTTTGACTGAAAAGATTTTACAACCAGAAGAATTTCAAGTTAACTTGCAATTATGTAAGAAAGACTTTGCTTCTGATTGGTTGTCAGTAGAGCAAGGATTTTCTGCTTTCAAAACATTGCCTAAGTCTTTTGCTGACTTCTTAGTTGCACACGTTGCTGCTAAAGTTGCTGCAAAGAATGAGACAAACATCTGGGAAGGTGTAACTGCTAACGCAGGCGAGTTTGATGGTATCTCTACATTATTGGCTGCTGATGCTTCATTGCCATCAGGTCAAGAAATTGCTGGAGCTGCGGTTTCTTCTTCAACTATTGTTGCTGAATTAGGCAAGATTGCTGATGCTATCCCATCTTCTTTGTACACTAAAGATGACCTTTACATCTACGTTTCACAAGCAATGGCTCGCGCTTACATCCGTTCTTTGGGTGGATTTGGAGCATCAGGCTTAGGAGCTAATGGTACTAACGCAATGGGAACTCAATGGTACAACAATGGTTCTCTTTCTTTTGATGGTATCAAATTGTTCGTAGCTGACGGTCTTGCTTCTACAAAAGCAATCGCAACTCAAAAATCTAACTTGTATTTCGGTACTGGTCTTATCTCTGATTTGACAGAAGTTAAGGTAATTGATATGGCTGACATTGATGGCTCACAAAACGTTCGCGTAGTAATGCGTATGACTGCTGGTGTACAATACGGATTCGCTTCTGATATTGTAACTTACGGTATCACAAACGCTGCTAACTAAAATAAATAGCACCTCATTAATTTGGGGTGCTTATTTTTAACTTTTAAATTCAATCAATATGCCTGGATGCGATATTTCTTTGGGGAGATTAGAACCCTGCAAAACAAGTGTTGGTGGATTAAAAGCAGTTTATTTTATTAATGAAGGAGATGCAACTGGAGTTACTTATGATGTAACTAATACAGATGCAATTTCTGCTATTGCAGGA